ATGACGAAGCCACCGCTCACCCCCGAAGTCGCGGACCGGATGCTAGCGCCGCCGGCGCGGCCGCGCATCATCTGGACGTTGGGCGCGATCGGCAAGCGAATCGGGGTGGGCCCCGACTTCGTGCGCGACACGCTGTCAAAGCAACCCGGATCGCCGGTAAAGGAGATTGGCGGACGATACTATGCCTTTGAGGACGACCTGATTACATATCTCAGGTCTGGCCGGGTGACGCGGCTGGCGGGTTAGCGGCCTGATTTCCTGCCTTTTCGTGCTCGGCAAGAAGGTGAGCATACAGCGGATCGACTTCGGCACTGATCTGCTTGAGCACCTTAACCGTCAAGGGGCCATTTTCGACCGCCTTCACCAGTGCGAAACTATGGGCGAGATAGGCGTCTATGGGCATAATGTTCCCGCCGTCGCTGGATTTTTCGGCGGTTTCGATGTGCCTGGCTTGTTGCTCTGATGCTATGCGAAAGGCGAGTTCGCGGCGGTCACGTCGGTCTTCGCGCCGAGCCTGAACCCATACTGTGGCAACTGTGCCCGCACTTCCTACCAACGCGCCGACGAGCGCTGATAGAAGCGGTATGTAGACGTCCGGCTCCATAGTCCCCTCCCGAGCCATGAATTCCCCGATTAAACCATTAGCGGAGCGCGCGCGCATCCCCGCATATGCTGGCAATGGCATGGTGGCCGTTCCGAACCCCGGCAGTCGAGACGAAGGCGGCGACCCTCGCCGATCCCGACGCCGAGCTGATTGAACTGTTCACCGGGGTTGCGCCTGGCAACCTGGCCTTGTGGGGCACCGGTGCCCTTCACGTCCCCGCTGTCGCCGCTGCCGTCCGCGTCATCTCCGAAGCCTGCGCCACGCTCGACGTGTTCGTTGAACGGCTGGCCGGCGAGCGCTGGGAAGCCGACGAGACGCACCCGGCCGCCGTCCTGCTTCACGGGCAGGTAAACGACTGGCTCTCCGGTATGGAGTTCTTGCGCGATCTGGTCGCCGCGGCGCTGTTGAACGACGCAGGCGGGCTGGCCTATGTCGGCCGCGCCGATGGCAAGCCGGTGGAGCTGATCCACTACAAGGCCGGCCTGATCACCGTCACCTACGAGGACACCGGGGAACCGCGATACAGGCTCGGCGCGGCCATGCTGCCCGCCCGCGACGTCGTCCACCTGCGAAGCGCGTTCTCGAAATCGCCCGTCACACTGGCCCGCGAGGCGATCGGCGCAGCCCGCGAGATGGAGCGGCACGCCGGCAACTTCTTTCGCAAGGGTGCCCGTCCCGGCGGAGTGATCCAGTTCCCGAAAGACGCCAACGTCGGCCCGTCGAACATCGGTCGAATCAAGGCTGCCTGGCGCGCGGCGCATGAGGGCGGCGAGAACGCGGGCTCGACTGCCGTTCTCTATGCCGGCGGCACCTTCAACCCGCTCACGATGACGTCGGCCGATGCGCAGTTCCTCGAGATGCGCCGCTATCAGGTTGAGGAAATCTGCCGCGCGTTCCGGGTGCCTCCCGGCCTCTTGTACGAGATGACGCGCCAGACCTGGTCCAACATGGAACAGGCCACTCGCGAATTCCTCGTGTTCTCGCTGGAGCCATGGCTGCGCAGCCTTGAGGCGTGCCTGTCCCGCGCGCTGATAGCGCCGGAAGATCGCGGCACCGTGCGCATCCGCTTCGATCGCGACGACCTCACGCGCGCCAGCCTCACCGAACGCGCCACGGCGATCAACTCGCTGCGGGCGTCCGAAGTCCTGAGCGCCGACGAAGGCCGCGATTGGCTGGGCCTGCCGCCCCGCACCGACGGCGGCGGCGGCACATACGAGAACCCCAACATCACCACGAGGCCGGCCGATGGACAGGATTGAGGTCAAGGTCGCCTTCACGGTCGACGACGAAGGCACCATCGAGGGCATCGCCTGGCCGTTCGGCTCTGCCGACAGGATCGGCGACGAGATCCTGCCGGGCAGCTTCAAGGGCGTCACCGGCCCGCTCCCGATGATGGCGTTCCACGAGCAGAAGGAGACGGTCGGCGTCTGGGAATCCATCGCCGAGACCGCTCAGGGCCTCGTGGTGAAGGGCCGGCTGCTCATCAACGAAGTGGTCCGCGCGAAGGAAATCCTCGCCCTGGTGAAGGCCAAGGCGCTGCCGGCGCTGAGCATCGGATTCGCGACCAAGAAGGCGGCGCCCCGCAAGGGCGGAGGCCGCACCATCTCCGCGCTCGACCTCCTGGAAATCTCCATCGTGGCCGTCGGGATGCACCCCGGCGCCAAGATCACTGCAGCAAAGGGCGCGCAGCCCGGAAAGGAGTCCGTGATGGACAACGAGAACGGCGCCGCGCCGGAAATTGCGGCACTGGAAACGAAGATCGGCGAGGTCGCCGAAGCGGTGAAGGGCTTCCCGGCCATCATCACCCGGCTCGACAAGCTGGAGGCGAAGACCAATCGCCCGGCCACGGACACCGACAAGGCGGAGCCGAGCGAGGAACGCAAGGCGTTCACCGCCTATCTGCGCCGCGGCGACAAGGCCGGCGCCGACGATCTCAAGGCGCTCACCGTCAGCAATGACGAGATGGGCGGCTACCTCGCGCCGAGCGAGTTCCAGACCGAAGTCATAAAGGGCATCGTCGAGCGCTCGCCGATCCGGCAGGCCGCCCGCGTGTCGAGCACGTCGGCGGGTGAGGTCATCCTGCCGAAGCGCACCGGCCGTCCGACCGGCTACTGGGTCGGCGAAACGGAAACCCGCACCGAAACCGGCAGCACCTACGGCCAAGTCGAGGTGCCGATCCACGAGATGGCCTGCTACGTCGACGTCAGCCTGAAGCTGCTCGAAGACAGCGCCGTCAACGTCGAGTCCGAAGTCGCCTTCGACCTCGCCGAAGAGTTCGGCCGCCTGGAGGCCGCTGCCCTGATGGACGGCGACGGCGTCAAGAAGCCCAAGGGCGTCATGGCGTACACCGACGTCGCCTACAGCTTCACGGGCAACGGCTCGACGCTGGGCTCGGCGCCGGCCGATCTCCTGATCGACGCGTTCTATGAGGTGCCGGCGTACTATCGCAACCGCGGCGTGTGGATGATGAACGGCAGCACCCTCGCCGCCATCCGCAAGCTCAAGGACGCCGGCTCCGGTGCCTATCTCTGGCAGCCCGCGCTCACCGCTGGCCAGCCGGAAACGATCCTGGGTCGCCCGGTCATCGAAGACCCGACGATGGATGATGTCGGCTCCGCCGCCGAGCCCATCATCTTCGGCGACTTCAACGCCGCCTATCGCGTGTTCGATCGCGTCGGCATGTCGATCTTCGCCGATCCCTACACGCAGCGCACCGCCGGCAAGGTTCGCTTTCATGCCCGCCGCCGAGTCGGCGCCGGCATGACGCTGGCCGAAGCCCTGCGCAAGATCCGCTGCGCGACCTCGTAAGGAGCCATGACCATGCGCGACCACGCCAACAACATCACCATCCGCCCGGTCATCGCACCGGGCACCTACACCGACGCCGGCACCACTCCCTGGGTCGGTGCCATCATCGACAAGGCCGGTTACGAGACGCTGACCTATGCCATCGTCACCGGCACGCTCAGCGATGCCAACGCGACGTATGCGGTGCTGCTCGAGGAAAGCGACGCTTCGAACATGGATGGCGCGGCGGCCGTCGCCGACGCTGACCTGATCGGCACGGAGGCCGAAGCCGCCTTCACCTACGCGAACGACGGTGTTTCGAGGAAGCTCGGCTACGTCGGCAACAAGCGGTACACCCGCCTCACGATCACGCCGACCGGCGCGGACAGCGGCAACTCGCCGATCGCTGCGCTGGCCATCCTGGGCCGTCCGCACGCGGTTCCGGTGTGACCATGGCCGACACCGCCAAGCCCATGACGCCCGCTGCCTTCACGAAGCTCCTCACCGAGCTTTGCGCGGCGCACGGCCGTCTGTGGCTGACCCGGCAGGATGACGGCGCACTCGTCGTCTCCAGCCGCACCAGCGAGCCGGTGAGCGTCATGCTCACCACTGGCACCGCCAAGCGCTGACGGAGAGGGGAGCGTGCCGACACGCGCTCCCCGACAACCCACGAGGCCGCCATGTCGGTAGTTGTGCAGGAACGGGCATCGGGAAGGCGGCTCACTACGGTCGCGGCGGTCAAATCCGAACTCGACATTACCGACGGCGCCGATGACGCCTATCTCGCCAGCCTCATTGATCAGGCGAGCGATGCGGTGGCCGGCTGGTGCAACCGCGTCTTTGCGGTGGAGACGGTCGCCGAGCACCTGACGCTGCGCTGCCCGCGCGCCGCTATCCTCCTATCCCGCTGGCCTCTGATCAGCCTCACCAGCACCACGCGCAACGGCGAGGCTCTGGAGGTAGTCGCCACGGAGGTCGACGACACCGAGGGCGGGCTCTACCGGCTCGACGCCGACGGCGCCCGCACCGACTGGCCTTCCGGCACCCTGATCCTCACCTACAGCGCCGGCTACGTCCTGCCTGGCGATAGCGGCCGGACACTGCCCTACGACGTCGAGCGCGCCACGCTGATCACCGTGAAGGGCAACTACATGGCCCGCACCCGCGACCCGCTCATCCGCAGCGAAACTGTCGATGGCGCGGGCGCCACCTCCTACTTCGCCGGCACGCATTCGCAGCTTCCGACAGAAGCCGAGGCGCTGCTCACCCCCTATCGAAACCTCGTTTTCGGATGACCGCCATGTTGAACCCCGGCGATTACAGCCTTGCCAGCCTGGCCATAACGACGGCGCTCAGCGGCGTCGCACAGACGCCCGTGCAGAACCTGGAGGGCATCCTCGCGGCCACCATCGAGGCGAAGCTGTCCTACGGCTCGGGAGGCACCAGCCTCAAAGCGTATGTGCAGGTGACGCTCGACGACGGCCAGACCTGGATCGACATCGCATGCTTCGCCTTCACCACGGCGAGCGCAACCAAGGTCATCAACCTGTCCGGGCTCACGCCGAAGACCACGGCCATCACGCCGAGCGACGGCTCCCTTACTGACGACACCTGTGTCGACGGCATCCTGGGATCGGCGATGCGCGTGAAGATCACCAGCGTCGGCACCTACGCGAACACGGCGCTCAGCGTGAAGGTCAGCGCCCGTTGAACCAGCTTCGCGCCCAGCTCGACCGTAGGCTCGCCCGTCGTGGCGAGGACGTCGTGTTGCGGCGCACCGTCGGCACGCAGAACGCAACCTATGTCGAATGCCGCATCCCCGCGATCGTCCGCGCGCTCACATTGGAGCAGCTTGTGGGGTCGATCACGCAGACCAGCTTCCTCGTCATCGTCTCACCGCGAGCAGAACCGGGGTGGTCGCCGACTTCCTGCCCTGGGGACAGGGACCGCGGGGGTCCACAGCGCGAGAAATTCTCGAAACGCCATCCTTTTCGCAACAGACGGCGATTTCGGCCGGGAGGCTGGCCATGGCCCAAGGTCGTAAGCCCAACCTCAAGGCGATCGATGGCGGGCTGAAAGGCGTGCCGCAGGTGCCCGACGGTATCCCCGAGGCCATGATTGCGGAGTGGAAGGTCATCGCCGCCGACATGGCGAAGCGGAAGATCCTCACCGCGTCGGGGCTCGGCGTTCTCTCCACCTACGTCATCGCGTTGTGGACGGTGCGCGAGGCACAGGCGGCCATCGCGAAGCACGGGGTGCTGGTCGAGGCGGCTGCCCGCAACCTCAAGCCGAACCCGGCGTGCGCGCTCCTGGCGAAGTCGCTGGAGGCCGTCGCGCGTCTCTCCGCAGAACTTGGGCTCACGCCGGCTGCCCGATCGAAAGCCGGTTTCCAGCCAAAGGGGGGACCGGCCGATGACGGTGCGCCGACCGGACTGGATCTATGACGGCAGCGAGATCGCAGACCCGTTCGGCTATGGCGAGCGGGCCGTCGATTTCCTGCGGAAGCTGAAGCATCCCAAGTCCCGCCAGCGGGACGGCGGCTTCGATCTCCCGTTCTTCTGGGAACGGATCGTGCGGCGCATCTATGGGCCGTGCGACGCCAAGGGCAATCGCCTGGTGAAAACCGTGTTCTGCCTCCTGCCGCGCGGCTCGAGAAAGACCACGATCGGCGCGGGCCTGTCTCTGCTCCACACGTTCGGCTGGGAGAAGATCACCGGCGGGCAGGCGCTCGCCGCCGCGTCGGCCGAAGATCAGGCGCGCATCGCCTATGACGAGGCCCTGTCCATCGCCCGCGCCACGCCTTGGCTGGAGAAAGCGGCGAAGGCGACCGAGTCCACGTTCTTCCTCGAGCATCCGAAGTCGGGCGCGACGTTCCGGGCCATTTCGTCTGACGGTGGCGCCCAGCTCGGCAAGACGCCCAATTTCGTGCTCGCCGACGAGTTGATCGCCTGGCGGAACCGGGAGTTGTGGAAGGCCCTGCGCACCGGCCTGGTGAAGGTGCCGAACACGCTGCTCATCGTGACGACGCAGGCCGGCCGCGGGCAGGAGAACCTTGCGTTCCGGATGCTCGAATATGCCCGCCGGGTTGCGTCCGGTGAGGTGGACGATCCCGGCTTCCTGCCGGTGCTGTTCGAGATGTCGGCCGATGCCGACTGGCGCGATGAACGGCTCTGGCATCTGGTGAACCCCGGCCTCGCCGAAGGCTTCCCCGATCTCGACGGGTTGCGCCAGCTTGCCCGCGAGGCGGCAGAGCGTCCCGCCGATCGCGACGACTTCCGCCAGATGAACTTGAACACCTGGCTCGACCATAGCGCCTCGCCCTTCGTCGACATGGGGGTCTATGACGAGGGCGCGGGCAAGGTGGACACCGACGCGCTCGCCGGCCGCCCGTGCTGGGTCGCCGTCGACATGGGCCTCACCACGGACCTCACCGCCGTCGTGGCGTGCTGGCGTGACGGCGAGGACGGGTTTCAGGTGGCGGCCTGGCACTTCTGCCCGGCCGACAGCCTGCAGGCCCGTGCCGACCGCGACGGGGTGCCTTATCCCCGCTGGGCCGACGAAGGTTACATCATCCCCACGCCCGGCAACGTCACCGACTACGCGGCGGTGGAACGGTTCATCCGCACGCTCTGCGAACAGCACGACGTGCAGGAGATCGTCGCCGACCCAGCCTATGCGCAGGCCGTGCTCGCCCCGCTCACCGCCGACGGCTTCCCCACGGCCACGATGCGCCAAGGGTGGGTGACGATGGCGCCGGCCGTGAAGGAACTGGAGCGCAGCATCATCGGCCGCGCCTTCCGGCATGGCGGCAACCCGGTGCTGCGGTGGATGTTCGACAACGTGTCGGTGGAGACGGACAAGGCCGGCAACCGCACGTTCCACAAGGGCAGGAGCAAGGACCGGATCGACGGCGCCGTGGCGTGCGCGATGGCGGTGGCGCGGTGCGCGGCGGGTGACCGTGGCGGCTCCCTCTACGAATCGGACGCCTGGTCCGACGAGATGGGGGTGTTCTGATGCTCCAGATCACGCCCAAGGCTCTGAAACTCATTCGCATGGCGCAGGAGCGGGCCAACGTGTCCGTGCGCTCGTCGCGCGGCGGCGCCGGCACTGAGCGCGCGAGGAAGCTCAACCGTCGCCGCTTCGACGAACTGGTGGATGACGTCGCCAAGATATTGAAGCTCGGGCAGCCGACGGCCTTCGCATTCGAGGGAGCGTGTCGGCATGGCATCCGCAGCAGGCTTTGCCTGGACGGGTGGTCGTGGATGGATGCCGACGCAGCCGCGGCCGACGTGCTGTCCGCATCGCTTTCCCAGATCGGCATGACGCGGCCGACGTGGTGGCAGGGGCAGCCCGAATACGCCGACACCGACACGTCGCGCGGCTTCTGCTCCTACCGCCGCTGCGGCCGTCCTATTCCGATCGAGCGAGGTATCAGGAACGGCAAGCCCGTCAAGTATTGCAGCGATCACTGCGGGCACATGGTACACGCCGAAACAATCCGGCGTGATGGCCACAAGTTCACCCTCGCCGAGTATCTGGCGGCCTGTTCCGCCCGCACGGCCGAGACGCTGCGCACCCACTCGCGGAATTGCGACCAGTGCGGGACGTTCTTCGCCACGTCGAATGCCGACCGGAAATACTGCTCCCGCGGGTGCTTCTTCAAGGCCGCGAAGAAGCTGCAGGACCGGAACTGCCTGCAATGCGGCGAGACCTTCAGCCCGAAGAATTCCGGCGCCAAGGGCGTGAGTCGCTACTGTTCGCGCGGTTGTGCCGCGGCGGGCCGAAAGAAGGCGCGGCCGGCGCTGACCTGCGTCACCTGCACATCGGTGTTCTATGCGCAGTTCCCCAGCGACAAGCGGCGCTACTGTTCGCCGAGCTGCAACCCGTTCGCCAGCAAGGCAGCGAAGAGCGCATTCCGGTGCGACGAAGCCGGATGAGCATGGAAAGGTTCGGGCGGCATCCCCCGGACAATCACCCGCCGCTAGGGATGTTGCGATGAGCGAGGCTCTTGCTGAAACGCTGAATTTCCATGATCCTTGCCTGGGGCACGGGGGGAGGATGGATGGTTCAGGTCGACATCAACACGAAGTTCATTGCAGAAGGGACCCGCGTATATGTCGTTCGGCCGGGTGCGCACTACAGATTATTCAATCAATTCATAGACGAAAGCTTTGTCGGACCAGAATTGCCCGCCCTCGAGCTGCCGGCGTTCGACCATTTCGCCGATATTCCGGACATCACTGAAAGGGTCATGCGCTCCGTGGCGATTCGCCGGTGGTACTCCGGCGGACAGCGCGATGTTTTGCTCCCCGACCGAGATCTCGAAAATTATGAGCAGCGAGCAGCCGATCGAGCAACTTCGCAATTCTTGCGGGTGGCAAGGGCGTATTTCTCGGACATGAAGAAGGGGGACTTGGTAATCGTCCCGCCCTTGAACTTTAGGGGCATGGCAGAGATCGGCGAACTCACAAGCCCGCCTAATGTGGTGAAGGAGATATTCGTACCTCGTTACCCGAACGAGGCTTTGACCGGCAGGAATGTGCGTTGGCTAGGGTCTATACCAAAAGCCGATCTTCCCGCTCAAACCCTTGACGCGCTTCAGAAGCCGACCTCGATTTTCCTTCTGTCCCGCCCTGCGTGGCCGCAGATTTTTCGGCGCGCTTACGGCTCATATTCGACCGCTACAGAGTACAGCTCCCGATTTGAGATCACTGCGGAGACCTTCCGCACGACCGACGATTTTTATATCCAGGCGTTCTTCAACTTCGTTGTGGCGAACAGCCGCGCGGTCGACCAGGCGCGGCCTGAGATGCAGGGGTTCAAGGAGGCGGCGTTCGCCGACATCAAGGCGATTGCCCCCGATCTCTTTACCAACGTGAACTCGCCTGGCGGCATCTCGTTGAAATCCGCGACCATCACCCCTATTGTGATAGCGACAATGCTCGCGATCGCATTATTTGTCGGCCCTGATGCCGTCGACGCTGCGACCAACGGATTGATCACATTCGGGAATTCGATGGCGCCGCCTGATGACCCGTGCGTGACCCAGGTGAGCGAGCAGGTCGTGACCCAATTGCGCCTTCTTGGATATGATAAGTGGGCTGAAGCTTGCCAATTCGTCAGGGAGGCAGCGGAACGCACGGGCGTGAACAGCAACGTGAGTGTGCAGCCATGATAGCGATCGCGGAAAAGATTCCCGGCTGGGTCCGAAGCGCCGTCATCGGCACTGTCGCTTTCGCTGCAGGTTTCGTCACGAACTACTACGTCGACTATCGCAACAATTATGTTGAGGCGCTCAACGCGAATTACGAGCAGTTCGATAAGGCCTCCGAAGACATCCGGGGCACGCTCAAAATCTTCGCGGATATCAGCCGAGGTGAAAAGCCGAAGACCGATGATGATGTCACCGCGCTTCAGATGAAATTGCTGGTGGCCGTTGGAAAGGTGGAAGACCTATCCCGGCGGGTCGATAGCGGCCCTACCTTTGTCCGCACCTATCAGGATGCTGCCGTGAACCTCCGCAATGCCGCCGAGGCGGTCAGTGGACCGCTCAACGGAAAAGTGATGGTGGATGCGGTGAACGATTTCCTCCTTGCGGAGAACCAGGTGCGGGATTCCGTGCTTCAGGAATACAACTCATTCCTTTGGTAGCGATCACTCGCCGTCACGGTAGTAGAACGCCGGCTTCCCGTTTGGCGTGAAAATCCACGTGTCACTGACGTAGAAGGATGCCTGACCGTCCGGCACCCATACAGCCGGCGGCGAGAGCGGGTATGCAAGGGCCGAGCGGCCTGTAGCCCTCGGCGGTGTTCTCTGTGGCCGCTGCGATCGTCGCCGCGGTCACGGTGCTGGCCTGACGCCCCGGCCGGGGTTTCGCAAACTACGCCTACGGCCGCTGACCTCCAGTCGCCTAACGCTGGCCGATCCCCAAGCGCCTCTCTTCTTTTGCAGCGAACGCGCGCGCATCTTCCTCACGGGCGAACTGGTGGTCAGTGATGTTGCCCTTCTCCCCGATTCGGACCAACCAACCTTTAGGATTGCGTTCGACGCCAACCGACACCTGTTTCTCGTTGCCCATCCGCACCCCCTGTTTCGCGCCACGGCCTACTTATAGGTGGCAGCTTTGAGCCGCGTTTCGTCCTCGATCGCCCGGTCCACCGCTTCGATCTCATCCTGTATCGACTTCAGATTCTGAGGTCGGAGATCGCCTGTTGCCTTGTTGTGCTGCCGCGTTTCCAGCATCGAAAGAATTTCGCTTCGCCGGGTGCGCACCAACAGCTTCCGGTAGAACTGCAACTGCCAGACGCGATCCTCGTAATCGATCTCAAGAGGATAGGGACTATCGTCGCCCGAGATTTCTACTTCGCCAGCCATGCTCGCCTCCCGCGTTATACCAGCGCAACGTGCCGCAACGGCAGCGGGCGCGCAAGCCGGGCACGTCATAGAGCCGTAGGTTAGTAGGGACGGGAGCGCTATCCTATTGATTTCATTGCGGTTCGGAAACGGCACATCGCGTCCAGCAGCGTATTTTGACCTGCAAACCGCCCGTTTCAGCCCGATTTCAGCGCCCCCGGTCCTCTTTTGCGAAACGGCCGCGTGACGAAATCTCGGCCGAACGCCCGCAACTCCTTGTCTCTCAAGGCTTGTAGCGTGTGCCGAAAGTGCCGATATATGGACACATGAGCAAGCCAGCCGACTACGCCGCCGCCTTGGCGCATATCCACAACCTCGAATCCGATCTTCGCGACCGCGACGACAAGATCAAGCGACTGCAGGCCGATCTCGGCGAGGCGCGCGACCTGGTCGACAAGATGCGCGAGCGGTTGCAGGACGCCACCGACAACGTCGACAACTGGATCTCCGTCTTCGATCTCCGGCAGAACGAGGCCGGCGTCTACGTCTACGATCGGGAGCAGTCGGAGGTGTGGGAACGCCACGCCGAGCTGATGGACGTCCACAACAAGCTGGTGCGGAAGTGGAACAAGTTCGTCGGCGAGTACAACGGCACGGTGCGCCCGCGGGACATCGGCCGGCCGCTCGCCGCCAGTGAGGCGCAGCGCGCCGACGTGCTCAAGCGCAACAAGGCGAAGCAGAGCATCCGCGCCATCGCCGCCGCCACGTCTCTGTCGGTGCGGACGGTGCGGACCATCGTTGAGAAGGCGGCGGGCAAGGACAGGGCGACGAAGCGCGTCAACGAGCTCAGGCGTGTCGAGTTCGATCGGCAGCGTGCCGCGCTGTACAGAGCGCGCAAGGCCCGCAGGGACGCTGTTCCGAAGCGGGCCACCGAATGGACCGCCGACGCCGCGGCGCTTCTCAAGCAGGCCAAGGGGCTCGGCAGGGGCTAGGGAAGGCAGCGGCCCACATGGTGGCGGCGCGTTCCTCGCGCCGAACTTTCGCGGTACTTACTTGGTGCAGCGAATTGCACCCGCACGAAGTCGGGAAAAACGCGCTCAGGAGCGGGCTGCCGCAGACAGCCTACGGGCAGCAAATGGGCTTGTCGCAGCAAACTAAAAGCCTGCGAACGAACGCAGCCGCCGTCGCCGATGACGGGATTACCACACGTGTGGTAGCCGTTAGCACTGAGCGATGGAGTCAGCTCGCCGAAATCCATGCCGCCCCGCCCGGAAGGCTGTGCGGAAACTATTTCTTGTCTTTCGGCCGAGGGAGTAGAACTTGATCCTCGGGATCGTCAGACTCAATTTCGATCTCATTCGCTCCAATCCGAACCTGCAAAACCCTTAGAGAAACCGCAAGCTTTTCTACTCTCGCGTTCAAGCCTCCGAGTGTGGCAAGCGTTGCCGACTGGGCCTCTTTGAACGCCTCCTGTTTGATCTCTGCTTTCAACGCTCTCATCTCGACTTCCATGGCATGTAGCCTGTCTGCAATCGCGGCTATCGCGTCCGCTTGTTCTTTCTGCATTTTTTGCAAGGCGGCTACGTTCTCAACGATGCCGAGGTGATCCGCAATTTCTTTGGCAGCCTTTAGCGCTTTGTCGCGACCGAACAGGCTCATGCGGCAACCTTCGCTAAGCGCGTCCTGACATACTCCATATGGTGCTGAGGCGTATCAAGTCTATCGGCCCGAATCAGTTTCAAAACCTCCGACCTGATAATCTTCCATGCGTCCTCGGAAAGATCGATCTCCTGCTCTTGTTCCCGTGCGAGCGCGATTACATCGGGGTGTGCGGGGCCAACTCGATAGTTGAACTTGGCACCGTAGTCGCCAAAGTTAACGACAGCTCCAACCGCCTCAAGTCTGAGTTTGACTGCGTGCGCGTCGGCTTTGGAAACGCCTTCCTTGACCAGCTTCGGCGCGCCCTCGACCAAGTCCTTGGCTTCCTTGAGGCCGAGACCGGTGATCGCGCGGACCTCCTTAATGACGTTGATCTTCTGGGCGCCGGCGTCGGTCAGCACGACGTCGAACTCGGTCTTCTCCTCGGTTGGTGCAGCCGCGGCATAGTCACCGCCGCCAGTGGCGGCAACGGCAACCTGAGCAGCAGCGGCAGCGGCGCCCCATTTTTCTTCCAGCATCTTCGAGAGCTCGGCTGCCTCAAGGACGGTCAGCTTAGACAGGTCATCAACAATTCTGGAAAGATCAGCCATGGACAGACCTCGCAGTACGTGGCGGGTGCATCTTACGCAAAACGGCCTGTCTGGGAAGATGCCCCAACCGACGGCCCGAAGGCCGTTCTTGCAATCTTAAGCAAATCGGTGGAACGTGTCCGTGGGTGTGGAAACCCGGACTAGGACTGTGCCGCATATTCCCTGGCAGGAATTGCCCTGACGCCTGGCAGCGTTGGGCGGCGGCGAGAGTGCACCGCGTGGTGCACAACGGACGCGCTTGGCGGCGCGGCTCCGAACCCGACCTTTATGGCCGGGGGCGGACGTGCTGTCCAGAGGGGCAACCCTTAAAAGCGTTCCGACCTGTCGTCCTGGCAGGTTTCCACCCCCCGGCTCCGGGCCGACCCCGGATGATGGCTCATCTGTTGCAGTGCGACAGACGCGCCGCCGGCTGTGGAAGGCCGGTTCCAGACCAGGACGACTACCATGACCCTGACAATCGACCCTGGCGCCGTCGAGCGCGCCGTACAGCTTACCGGCAAGGGCATCGCCTACGCCGAGCAGCACCTTCCGACCAGCCGCAAGGCGATCGAGGACCAGATCGAGGCGTTGATCGCGCGCCTGGACGATATGGAGCCTGACCCCGACCTCGAGCCCGAGATGGCGGGCTGGGACGGCAACACCGACGACCGCGAGGGCGACGACGAGCGCGAGGGCGACAAGTCCGATGACGAGCCGACGCTCGGCTGGGAGCGCGGCGGGCACCCCTACGACCAGACGAGCATAGGCGTGTGGGGGCTCGACGAGTGCGAGGACGTGTCGGAGGACGAGGGCGCCGACATACAGGCGCAGCCACATGACGATCGGGACAGCGGCGATGACGAGCCCTTCCTTGGCTGGTCGGAATATCAGGCGACCAGCGGCGCGCTGCCTACCGGCGATGAATGGCCGCGAGGCAGTGGGTCTGCCCTCTTTGATGGAAGTGGCTACCGCGTCGGGCAGCACCTCGCGCGTCGGGTGCGCGGCGCCCGGCATGTCCCCGTGTCGCCGGCTATCCCGTTGCTCGACCCGGCGAAGCTGCGCAAGATCGCACCGGACAGCCGGGAGATGACCGACTTCCGCGGGTATCGGCCGTGACCTATTTCGACGTGCTCTATGGCCTGTCCGTCGCGATGGGGCTGTACGCGAGGTGGATGATCGGCTGAGACTTTCCGGAGTTTGTTCCGGAATGTTGCCCGGCTGCTGCGGTGGCCGGGCTTTCCATTTGTGGACAGCGCGAATGGACCTTGCGCCTTTTCATTCGTGTGATAAACAGATGGAGGCGATAGGAGGCCGCGTTGGCAACGTCGGGACAGTTGGTGAAGGCGGTAGCGGACGCGCTCGGAATACCCGAGGCGACTGTCGTGCTTTACGACCGGGTTCTTTCGGAGGCGGGTCTACGCTCAAAGGGTGGCCGGGGACGCAGTGCAGCGCAAATGACCACGCGCGATGCGGCCGCTCTGCTTATCGCCATCATGACCAGCCCTATCGCTGGACCTTCCGTCGCAGGCGCTGCCGAGCGCACATCACGGTACGCCGCCTTGCCCGCCGTGAATGGAATGGCGGGGTCGGTCGCTGGCGGCACTCTCACACAGCGACTGATCCGCACGGCCGCGCGCCCGATTCTTGGTGAGCGCGCTTCTGCGGTCACCTTGAGCGATACCGGCCCGACCTACCAACTCAACGACGTTAGGCTGCCAAGCTTGGCGGCGCTGCCGGCCGGCCATACTGCGATAGACGCCATTTCAGCGCTGCTCGGGGACATCGCCGCTGCCGGGGTGGCGGAAGAGATACTGGAGCCGCGAGAACGCGTCTGGGTAAAGAGTGGCGTGGCTGCCACGTTTTCTGCTCCGCACGAGCACATCGAAATCGCGATTGAGACCCCAACCTGGCTTTCGGTGATGGAGTATCGCGGCGCGGTGCAAGTACCACGCGATAAGCTGGGCTCCGACTTGTACGCGCAGTCGCGGGTTGTCGGAGCCCGCAGTCTCTTGGTTGTTGCATCTGTGGTGGCAACCGCATGAACCGCCCCGCACCCTTCCGGCAGGCTGATCTCTCCCGCGCCCTCAAGGCTGCGCAGGCGGCAGGCGTGGCCGTGGGGCGTGTCGAGATCGAACCCACCGGCAAGATCGTGATGGTGTTCGGCAAGGCTCCGGTGCCCGGCCAGCCCGCGCCGGGCGAGCCGAACGAATGGGATGACGTGCTCAAATGAAGCGCCGCGCCCGGAACCCTTTCCCCGGTGTGTCCCGTGTCGTCGACCGGCACGGCAAGACGCGCTGGCGCTTCCGTATGAAGGGCAGGGCGCCTTGCTATCTGGCGGGCGAGTACGGCTCTGCCGAGTTCCGGGCGGCCTATGAGGCGGCGGTGAAGGCCGACCCGTCCATGCCGCCCATACCGCGCGCCGAGCACGGCTCGTTCGATTGGCTGATAGAGCACTACATGCGGACGCCGAAGTGGCAGAAGCTCGCGAAGATCAGCCAGTACAACCTGCGCCACGAGTTCGAGCGCTTCCGCGTCGACTATGGCAAGCGGCAGGTGAAGACGCTGCAGCCGGTGCACGTCGAGGCGCTGCTCGCCAAGAAGGCGCACCAGCCGACGATGGCGAATCGGCTCTTGAAGCTCCTGCGCCGGCTGATCCGCTTCGCGATCAAGAAGGGCATCAGGACAGACGACCCGACCATCGGCGTCGAGCGCTACGCGGAGAACCCTGACGGCTTCTACACCCATCCACTTCGATCGGACATGCTGTGTCAGTTGCTCTCGCAGCCCGAGATTCAGGTGCGGGTGCTCGGCAGATCGGAACTCCAGAAAATTCCGTCGACCGCACTCGTAGCGGCCACCGGCAACAATCTCTCCATCCACGGCGACTTGAACCGGCGAACGATCCGTATCCGCCTCGACGCGGCCTGTGAGCGTCCTGACGAACGCAGCTTCGGTTTCGACCCGGTGTCGGTAGCCGAGCGTCTTCGCGCCGAGCTTGTGACGGCTGCCCTCACCATCGTGCGCGCCTACATGTTGGCGGGACTGCCGCAGCGAGCCGCCGCGATGGGCAGCTTTGAGGATTGGTCCGATCACGTCCGTTCGGCCCTCATGTGGATCAACATGCCGGATCCGAGAGGCGACCAGGCGGAGGTGGCGAGCGAAGATCCCGAACGTGTTGAACTTGGCGAGATCATAGACGCGCTGCCGGACGCTCCGTTTTCAGCCAAAGAGGTGCGGCGCCGCGTCGGCGAAGACCCAGATCTGCGGCAAAGCCTGGCGCGGTTCATTGATCGGACGGGCGCGTTCAATGCGACGAAGTTTGGGCACTACTTGCGTCGATACCGAAATACGCCCGTGGCCGGCCGCGCGATTCAACTGGCTAGGGCCGACAATTCGCACGGCTCAACATGGTTTGTAGGGGCGCTAGCGAATGATTGATAATAGTCGCGAAAACCAGATTGGGGGTTTGGTGGGTTTAGTGGGGTTGTTTCAGGCCGGTGCGGGAAACTGTCAGAACAATGGTGCGGACACACAGTTGCTGACATTTCCGCAGAAGGAAGCCGGCAAACCCGTCCGTACCAACCAAACCCCCACGTGGTCCTGCATCGGTGACGACCGATGACCCGGACCTTTCGCCAGGCCGTTCAGCGCCGCGGTGTCGCCGAGCGCCGTTATCTTCGCGCCCTCCGGGCCGTGGAGTATGCTCGGCGGGCTCGGAAGCTCACCGCTCGGTCTATGACCGCCTCAACGTGCTTTCCGATGACGACCCGGCTAACGATGCGCTAAGTGCTGCCGAGCCCATCGCGCTAAAGCGACTGCTAGAGTTCCCGGTGAACAGCCTGCGCGATGTACGCCGGAAGGCGGCCTACCTTCTGCGCGCCGACCATGCCATCGCCGCGAACCTCGACCCCGAACACGTGGTCGCGTTGCTGCGCTCGATGCGCTAGCGGAAACCCGCATTCAGCTTGCGGCGAGGGTGTGCAACATCGTGCAATGCGCGACCTTGCTCACCTCGCCGGTATCGTCTTCGACAACCCGCTGTTGCTTTCGGCCAGGAAGGCCGACACGGTGCTCAAGGCCATTGGCCCTCGCATTCTGGACGGGTTTACCACCCCCGCGTCTGAGGCGTCACCCAAGCCGAAGAAGACCGGTGCGAGACGCTACTCCGGCGGCGGCTATCTCCTGCAGCAAGAGCGTATCGCGGTGCTGCCGATCATCGGCACGCTAGTGCGCCGCGGCTCATGGCTGGACGCGGAGTCCGGGCTCATGAGCTACGCCGCGATCCACGCGTCCGTTGCCGAAATGATGGATGACGGCGCGGTCGATGGCGTGATGCTCGAACTGGACACGCAGGGCGGGGAGGCGGCCGGTTGCTTCGACTTGTGCGCGAACCTTCGGGCCCTGTCCGCAGCCGCCGACAAGCCTGTGTGGGCTCATGTGAACGAAGCTGCCGCCTCCGCAGGCTATGCCATTGCGTCGGCCGCCGACGAAATCTGGATACCGACGACGGGTGAAGTGGGCTCAATCGGCGTGTTGGCGGCGCACCTCCCCGCGTCGAACGTAGTACTCTCTGTCGCCCTTGGATCGGTGCGGCGCATCCGCAGAGGATGCGACTCGCACGATGATGAAACCATCATCGGCCGTGTCGGACGAGGGAATTCCTTCTGCGGCGATGAGCGGCAAGCGCGGCTCGATCATATCCTCGCAAATATCCACGATGCGCCTGGCGAGATCCCTACAGCGCGGCAAAGCATTGGCCTTGGTGGCCTGTCTAGGCTGGCTGTCAGTTTCTTCGACTCCGAGAACCAGCGTTCCGCCCTGCGCGTTCGCGAAGGCGACTATTTCGGCGATAATCTTGCGCTTCGCGTAGTCGCCAAGCTTGCCGCCGCTCAACCATGGGTCCGGCCGCGAACGCGAGTCCTCCGCTGGCAGTTGCCCCTTGAACTCAAGCTCCGCGGTTTCGGCGGCGCCGTTGTCGCAGAGCGCTTGAATATCAGCGGCGGTGATTTGGCTGAGTGGTTTGCGTAGGATCGACATGCTGCGCCGGATCCTCCGTGTTGCGCTATTTCGCCCGGCCGATTACGGCTTCCCATATCGGCGCCGGAACGTTCTCCTCACCGGTGTTGCCGTGCGGTCTGAAGAGGGCATTCAGGATAACGAGACGATCTTCCTTTCCGACACGCTGCTCATACTCCAGCGCTTTGAATGTCATGACCATTGCCTCTCGTTCTTCGGCGTCGTCGGCCATGTTTTTGTTCGTTCGGTACTCGGTCGCAAAAATCCGCAGTATCCATACGTAAATTATAGTTGGCACGGCGAAGACGATTGATTGCGCGATATTTAGGCTTCCAGGTGCGCCAAATAGAAGAATGAGAATGTAGTACACTGCAATTATTGCGGCTCCGCCGAGGCCGCCGGTCCAGCAAAGTCGCTTGAAAGCGGCCTCGGCGCGTGCCCTATTTGTCCTGCGTTTCTTGCCCCAAAATTTTTCCGCTGCGCGAAGCTGCATTTCTGTTGAGAAGGCGCTCTCCATTGCCTTCATCCGCCTTTCATGCTCGCGTGTTTGATCGCGATATCTGCGCAACAAGTTGATGGCGACATGGCGTAATCGCGCTCGGCTCTGGCGAGTTGAAAGATCTTTCTTCCGAGACAGCGCCCCCTCGTCGTCCAAGTGCTTCTGCCACCGCTCTCGAAGTGCAGTTAGCGACTTTTCTTGCGATAGGCGTGCACGCTTGTAGTCGATAGCATCGCGCTCGGTAGCCATCCACGCGTTCAGAAACGGCACCGCCTGTTTGATTTCGGAGAAGTTGAGTTGAGCCTGCTCTTGGTCAGGTGGTGTTTTGAACCCACCACGAGCGCGCAGGAAAGCTACCATCGCGGCGTCTGGTTCGTTGTCCGCCAACTCTGCCATCGTAGCAGCCGCCGGAGCGTCCGAGGTTAGGTGACGTTTTTCGCGAAAATCGCCAAGCGCAGCGGCTATTCGATTCCGCCCAGATATCTTGCGTTCCGCTGGTGCATTTCTGTATTCAGCGATCCTAGTTTCTATCAGGTGCAGCGATTGAATCGCCGCCTGAAAATTCACGAGGTTGAGTGGGAAACGCGCTTTTTCCGTCTTCTTTGCGATGTCCCGCCAGAATGCATTCTCTTGGACGGTCCATTCAAGAAGTGCACTATAGGTAGAGAACTGGAGAACTGTTCCGTGTTCGGTGTCGAGATGAAGCGCTGGATCCGCGCGATCTTCATCGGTGGTTGTCATGCACTTTCTCCGCCCGCGTAGTGGCAAGAACTAAGAGCGCTACGGCGCGCGCTTGTCCATGGATGTGCATAGCCGTCCACAGGCGCTATTCTCGATGAATAGTCGACAAGTTCGACTGGATATCGCCTAAGTGCTTGATTTCGCTGGTACGCCCAAGGGGACCGGGTGAAGCGTGCAGAGTCAACGGGTTAGGGAACATCGGGGGGCAAAAGCCCCCCATTGAATTTCAAGGCGTTTCTCCGGCCTGCCCCAAACTCGAATCCTTGCCCACTGGCCCCACGGGCCTCTGCCACGAATCCTCTGCCTCCATATGTGAGGCCGCGACCTGGTACTCGGTCAACAGGGATTCGTGCGCGCGGCCTGTCGTGCCTGCCCTGCGCCGGATGTTCGGTCTGAGCGCGCTCGAGGCGATCACCGCTATCCGTGAAGCGAACGGCCGCATCGGGGCTTGACGGTGAGCGCCCCTGTTAGAGCGCTGGAACGGGCCGCGGCCTGGGCCAGCAGCATGAGCCGCGCCGCGTGCGACCTCATGGCGGCCGTTCCCGACCGCGCTAAGGAGATATCCGAGCAGTACGACGCCGAGATCCAGCGCGGTCCTGACTTCGCCCAGTACAGGCGGGGTTCCGGCTTCGCGGCAGCGCCTGCCGTGGTGACGGATCGCAACGCCTGCGCCCGCATCATGTTCGTTGCCGAGACTATCGAGCGGCGCAGCTGGCGGAACAGGAAGAAGGGCAAGCACGGCGGTTGCCTCGGCCGGAATGCCCTGATCGTGCTGAGGGTGCTGATGTTCGTGGTGAAGAAGAGCCGGGGCCGGCTGTTCCCTTCGTATGATCATCTCGCGCTGCTGTGTCGGCTCAGCCGGCGCGCCGTCGTCGAGGCCGTCAAGCGTCTCGCCTTCTGGGGGTTCCTGACTGTGCACCGGCGCTGCAAGCGCGTGGGCACCGCGTTCGGCGCGCGTGTCGTGCAGGACAGCAACGCCTACGAGTACCACCTTCCGTCGAAGGGATGGGGCGCGCTGGCCGTGAACGCCTACCGAGTCGCTTCAGAGTGCAGGAAGTCGCCAGCAAGTACCATTGTCGAGAATAATCTCCTCTCTCTCAGTCGCCAGTCGTCTATTTTTGAGCGTGCGGCACCGTCGCAAGGGGCTTGGGAGAGGGAGCGAGCGGCGACCGCAGCGCCCTGATCGCGCAGGGGGTGCAAATCTGCACGCCCTGAACATCGTTGAAGCTGAGGGTCCGCAAATTTGCCGACCCACCCCCGGGTGGTCATCGACTTTGCGCGTCCGCCGGGGACCGGCGCGGGGAGGACAGCGCGAGATTTTTCCCAATTAGGGGGATTTCCTGTGCCAGAACAGCGGCTTAGTTCAGTTTTGCACTGTCCCTAGTTGTCAAGTTCCCTTCCGGCGGCGACGCAGCGCATAAAATCGGGATGCGCAACCCGCTTCGTTTCCTCTGGCCCGAGAAGAAGGCGCTCACCGACGAGCAGATCCTCGACATGCTCGGGGGTGGCGCGCCGACCTCGACCGGCGTTGCCGTATCGGTCGAGGCGGCGCTGCGGGTTCCCGCCGTCGCCGCCGCGGTTCGCACCATCGCGGAAGCCGCCGCCAGCCTCGACGTGAAGGTCGTGGAGATCGCCGCCGACGGTACCGAGACCGAGGCACGCGACAATCCGGCTGCGGTCCTGCTGCGCGACCAGGCCAACGACTGGACCAGCGGGTTCGAGCTGATCCGCCAGCTCGTCGTCGACGCGCTCTGCCGCGATGCCGGCGGGCTCGCCTGGGTGAACTGGGTGAACGGTGAGCCGGTCGAGATCATCCGCTACCGTCCGGGCCACATCGGCGCCGATGTCAGCCAGGAGAGCGGGGAGCCGATCTATCGCATTCGCGGGCAGGCCATCCCGGCGCAGCAGATCGTGCATCTTCGCGGTGCCTTCGACCGCGCTCCCGTAACGCTGGCCCGCGAAGCCATCGCCGTCGCGATCGTGATGGAGCGCCACGCGGCGCGACTGTTCGGCAAGGGCGCGCGGCCGGGCGGCGTGATCGAGACGGCGAAGAATGTCGGCGACGACGGCGTGCGCAAGATGCTCGCTGGCTGGAAGGCCGCGATGGAGGGCGCGGACAACGCGGGTAAGACAGGCGTGCTGTGGGACGGCGCGCAGTGGAAGCAGATGACGCTGAACAGCGTCGATTCGCAGTTCCAGCAGCTGCGCATCTTCCAGCTGCAGGAGATCGCCCGCGCCTTCAACATCCCAGCCGTGATGTTGGGGGAGCTCAGCAGGGCGACCTGGAGCAATAGCGCCGAGATGCAGCGCCTGTTCCTGATGCTCTGCCTGGAGCCGTGGCTGAAGGCGCTGGAATCGGCGTTCCGGCGCGCCCTGTTCCTGCGGGATGACCGTGCCCGGTTCGCCATTCGCTTCGATCGCGACGACTTCTCAAAGGTCGACCTCTCGGTGCTCGCCACCGCGATCAACAGCCTCGTGGCCAGCCGCGTTCTGAACCCGAACGAGGCGCGCGCGTGGATGGGCATGCCGCGCGGCCCGGCCGACCTCGACAAGTTCGCCAACCCCAACACGGGGGCTTCCCAGCCCGGCGCAACGCCTGCGCCGAAGCCGGTCCCCACACCCAAGCCGGAAGAGGAAGACGATGGATCTGAGTGAACTCTCGAAGCTCGCCTCCGATCAGGACGCAGGCCACTGGTGGGACCTGCTGCACCCGACCAACGGCGATCCCGTCGGCATCCGCGTGAAGCTCGTCGGTCCCGACAGCGACAAGGCGCGCAAGGCCCGTTTCCGGATGGAGCGCGAATTCACCAAGCTCCAGAACCGGAAGAACGGGGGTACGCCTGAGGGCCGGGAGGAGCTGATGATCAGCTTCCTGTTCGAGCTGGTACTCGAATGGGAGGTGAAGGAGGCCGGGCAGGTCCTGCCGCTGACGCGGGAGAACTTCACGCGGCTGCTGAAGGCGGGCACCTGGGTCCGCTCCCAGATCGACGCCTTCGCCGGAGATCGCAGCCCGTACTTCGACGAGGACGAGAAGCCGGCCTCCGCTCCGACGCGCGAGGGCGGCACCGATGCGTGATCACCGGAAGGCGCTGCTCGTCTCGGTGAGCATGCTGGCCCTCGCCGCCGCGCTTCGGGGTGGCCGCTGATGGACCGTCTCTACTTCGAGACGAAGCTGCTCGCCGACGATGCCGGGGCGATCTCCGGCATCGCGTGGAAGTACGACCAGGCCGACCGCATCGGCGACATGATCGCGCCGGGCGCCTTTGCCAAGGCCGCGTTCCCGCTGCCGATGCTGGCCTTCCATGACATGGGCGATCCCATCGGGGCGTGGGAGAGCGCGGAGGACAAGGGCAGTGCCTGGCACATCAGGGGCAAGCTCCTCGTGGAGGAAGTCGCGCGCGCCCGCGAGGTCCGCGCGCTTGTGCGCGCCGGCGCCGTGAAGGGGCTCTCGGTCGGCTTCCTCACCGGAAAGGCCGAGCCGCGCCCTGGCGGCGGCCGGCTGATCAAGTCCCTCGAGCTTCTGGAAGTCAGCCTCGTGACCGTCGGCATGCATCCCGGCGCGAAGGTGACCTCGGCCAAGTCGGCGGTGGCAGCGCTCCAGCTCGCCGCCGCCATCAACCGCGCGACCGCGCAGATCGGAAGGAACTGACATGCGTCACATGTCGAAGACCGCGCTGCGCGGCTCCGCAGCCATCATCATAACGAAGGGCGACGACGACGATCCGGTCGCCTTCGTCACGAAGTCGCTCGAGGAGCTTCGGAGGAAGCTCGATGAGGAGTTGAAGAAGGCGGCTCCGAGCGCCGACCTGAAGGCGCTTCAGGACCGCCTGGCCGAGTTGGAGAAGAAGGCCAACCGTCCCGGCGGCAATGCCGATCCGGACGAGCAGGCTGAGATCGAGAAGAAGGCGCTCGCCTCGTTCATCCGCACGGGCACCGACGTGGAGATCAAGGCGGCCGGTTCTACGCCGGATGCCGACGGCGGCTTCTTCATCCTGCCGACCGTCGACACGACGATCCGCAACATGCTGGCCGACGTGTCGCCGATTCGCTCGCTGGCGGAAGTCGTCACCATCTCCGGCAACTCGTACGAGCGCTTCTACTCGACCGGGAACCGCGGCGCGCAGTGGGTCAACGAGAACAGCGACCGCCCGCAGGATACCGCCCGGCCGGAACTGATCAAGCACACCTACACCGTGCAGGAGATGTATGCCGCGCCGGCGGCGACGCGCCACCTGGTCGAGGACGCGTCCTTCGACGTCGCGTCGTGGTTCCAGACGTGGGTGGCGAACGACTTCGCGCTTACCGAGGGCGACGCCTTCTGGACTGGCAACGGCGTGGGCGGCAAGCCGCGCGGGATCCTCGACTACACCATCGTCAACACGGCCGACGCGACGCGTCCGTGGGGTCAGCTCCAGTATGTCCCGGCGGGGCACGCCTCCGCGCCGACCGACGACAACCTGGCCAAGGCGCTCGTTGCCCTGGTGCTGACCCTGCATCCCCGGTTCCGCGCCAACGCCACGCTGCTCTGCAACAACGCGACGTATATCCGCTTCCGTCAGCTGCAGGACACCGCGAAGCGCTTCCTGTGGGCCGCCACGGGCAACCTGGTGGAGAACGCCGAGAACGGTTCGATCCTCGGCTACCCCGTGATGATCGACGATCACCTCGAGGACATCGGCGAGAACAAGATCATCGCCGCCTTCGGTGACTTCAAGCAGGGCTACGTCGTGGTCGACCGCCACGGCCTGCGCGTCGAGCGCGACGCGGTCACCGTCAAGGGCACCATCCTCTACGACACCTATTCGCGCGTGGGCGGCGGGCTCGGCGACAGCCGGGCGATCAAGCTGCTCAAGGTCGCGGCGAGCTGAGGAGCAGCACCATGAAGGACCTTCATTCCAACCTCGCCATCGTCGCCTCGCTGGTGCCGGCCGTCCAGTCCGCCACGCTGGCGGGCGCTGCCGTCGACCTCAAGGGCTACGGCTCGGCGATGCTGGTGGTGAACACCGGCGCGATCGCAGGCTCGGGCCTGTACGTCATGTCGCTGGAAGAGAGCGACACGACGGTGAACGAGGATTTCGACGACGTCGACCCGGCCGACACGGTCGGTGCGGCGCTGCCGGAAAGCCTCGCCGCGAGCACGATCTACAGGCTCGGTTATCGTGGGTCGAAGCGCTACGTGCGCGCCGTCATCACGAAGACCTCGGGCACGTCGATCGCCGCCGGCGCGGTGTTCGTTCTGGGTCACCCGGCCATCGCTCCGGTCGCCTGACGATGCCCGTCCGCGCTCCCCGGGTCTGCGGTCACTGCGGCGGCGTCCACAAGTCGGGCGAGCGGTGCCCGAAGGCCGCTGCTGCCGCTCGTGAGCGGAAGGCCCGCCATGACGCGCAGCGGCCGACGGCACGGGAGCGCGGTTACGATTCGGAATGGGAGAAGGCGCGCCGCGAGTACCTGGCCGCCTATCCATCCTGTCGCCGCTGCGGCGGCAGGGCCACCGTCGTCGACCACGTAGTGTCGATCCGCACCGCGCCGCACCGCCGGCTCGACAGGACCAATTTCCAGGCTCTCTGCACGCCCTGCCACTCCTCCTGGAAGCAGGCACAGGAAAGGAACGAGACATGAGCAAGCTTTTCGCAACCGCCGGCTCGAAGCTGTACATCGGTGCAGCCAAAGCCTTCGCCGGCACCGACCTCGTCGCCGCCGACTTCAACGCCGAGGCCTGGACCGAGATCAAGGGCACGACCGATCTCGGCTCCCTCGGCGACTCCGCGCAGCTGATCACGTCCGACCAGGTCGGCTCCGGCCGCACCCGCAAGCTTAAGGGCACGCGCAACGCCGGCTCCATGCAGGTGGTGACCGACCTCGATTATTCCGACGCGGGCCAGCTCGCGCTGGTCGCCGCGGAGAAGTCGAAGGATTCGTTCGCGTTCCGCCTCGTCTTCAACGACGCGCCCACCGGCGGCACCCCGTCCGAGCGCCTGTTCATCGCCTACGTGCTCTCGGCGGCCGAGCAGCATGGCGGCGCGAACACCGTCCAGCAGCTCCAGTCGACGCTGGAGATCGACAGCAACATCGTCCGCGTGTCCGCGGCGGCCTAACAGGAGAACCGTAGCATGGCAGCTCTTTCCATCACCGCGGCCAACGTCAAGCAGGGCGCGGCCGCGCAGGTCCAGCAGGGCGTCGCCGGCGCCACCATCACTGCCGGGCAGGCAGTGTTCCGCGACGGCACGACGGGCAAGTACGTCCTCTCCGACGCTGACGGCGCCGGCCTCAAGCAGGTGCACGGCATCGCGCTCCACGGCGCCGCCGACGGGCAGCCGCTCGCCGTCCAGACGGGCGGCGAGATCACGATCGGCGCCACGCTGACGGCGGGCACCGCCTACTACCTCGGGCCGACCCCGGGCAGCATCGGCCCGCTCGCCGACGTCGAGAGCGGTGACGACGTGATCCTGATCGGCATCGCGAAGACGACCGCGATTCTGATCATGAAGATCGTCGATCCGGACGTGACCATCTGAGGCTGACTTCATGGCTCTGTCGCTCACCGACCTGAAGGCGCAGGCGAACGTCACCGGCGATGCCGATGACGCGCTGCTGACGCGCCTCCTGTCGGTGGCGACGAAGATGGTCGAGAAGCAGCTTGGCTACGCCCTCGACGACGATGACATCCTTCCGGACGGCGCTCCCGCCGACCTGGAGCACGCGGTCTACCTCGTCGCGACGCATCTCTACGAGAACCGCGAGGCGACGCTGATCGGCCTCACGGGGCAGGCGCTACCACTCGGCGTGCCCGAGATCCTCGCCGAGCACCGCAACTACACCTATGCCGCCGAGGACGACGACGATGGGGAATGACCGCTGGGAGGCCGAGCGCTCCGCGGCGCGCTTCCGTCAGCGGCTCGCCAGCATCCCGCTCGTCGTGCAGGACGCAGCGCTGAAGACGGTGATCACTCAGGCGGGCGCGATGGCCGCCACCATGCGCTCGCTGGTTCCGGTCGACCAGGGCGACCTCAAGGAGAGCATCACCGTTACGGGCCCGCGCGGGCAGACCCCGAAATACTCGCAGCCCGGCGGCAGCATGATCGTGCCGCCCAACGGCGCCGCGATCACCGTCGGCAACAGCGATGTCCGGTACGGCCACCTGGTCGAGTACGGCACCGCGCATGCCGCGGCGCAGCCTTTCTTCTGGCCCGCCGTGCGGCTGCACCGGAAGAAGGCGACGACCGCCATCAAGTCAGCTGTCGGCCGCGCGGTGCGGAAGAACTGGGGCAAGGGATGAGCGCAGACCATGCCCTGCAGCTTGCGATCCGCGCCCGCCTCGTCGCGACGGCAGCGGTCACCGCCTTGGTGCCGGCTGGCTCGATCCTCGATCGCAATGCGCGCCCCGCGCCGAATCCTGCAATCATCATCGGCGAGGCGCAGTCGGTCGACGAGGGCCGGATCGACCGCAAGGCGCAGCGGATCTACGCCACGCTGCATATCTGGAAGAAGGAGCCTGGCCTCGCGGGGGTGAAGCAGATCGCGGGTGCGGTGCGCGCGGCCATCCACGAAAAAGCTATTCCGGCCGAGAACAGCTTTTTCTTCGGTGACTGCTTCGTCAGCGGGATGCGCTTCCTGCGCGATCCGGACGGGGAGACGGCGCACGCCGTCGTCACCGTCGAGGCCGTCGTCAGCGAGGCATGACATGCGCGCGGGCCGCCTCGACCGGGAAATCCAGATCCAGAGCTTCGGCAACACGGTCGAGCCGGACGGCACGCCCGTGGAGCATTGGGCGCTGGTTGCCACCGTGCGCGCGCAGCTCGTGCAGATGTCGACCGAGGAATACCTGCGCGCCTACGGCGAGACCGAGGCGCTGGCCGTGATCTTCCGCACCCGGTGGCTCGACGGCGTCACCACGCAGCACCGCGTCGTCTACGGTGGCAGGAACCTCGACATCCGAGAGGTGAAGGAGATCGGCCGCCGCCGCGGCCTCGAGCTGCGCTGCGAGGAGGTGCGGCCGTGAAGGGACGCAAGGCCGAGCTGCGGGTGATCGAGGATGGGCTCGACTACGTGCCCGGCGTGCCGCTGCACATCCCCGCCGCCATGGCCGACGAGTGGACCAGCGTCATGGCCGAGCTGACCGAGCGCAAGGTGCTGACCGACGCAATGCGCGGCTCCGTCGACGCATACGTCATGGCCATGCACAACGCCCGGGAGGCGCAGAAGGCGATCGACGCGCACGGCGTGCTGATCCCCTCGGGCAAGGACGGGATCCTGAAGCAGAACCCGGCCGTGTCGCTGCTCGGCAAGGCGAACGAGACGATCATGCGGCTTGCCGTCGAGCTGGGCCTCACGCCCGCGTCGCGGTCGAAGCCGGCCTTCCAGGCGCCCCCAGAAAAGCAAAATGACCTCTTCAGCAACCTCATATCCTGAGTGGCTGTTCGACGGCTCGCCGATCGACGATCCGTTCGGCTACGGACAGCGGGCGGTCGATTTCCTCGGCCTGCTGCGGCACCCGAAATCGCGACTGCCCGGCCAGCCCTTCGAGCTGCCGGAATGGCAGGAGCGCATCGTGCGCCGGGTCTATGGCCCGTGCCACACGGACGGCCGCCGGATCGTGCGTACGGTCATGATCCTCCTGCCCCGCGGGAACCGGAAGACGAGCATCGGTGCGGCGCTGGGCCTGCTGCACACCATCGGCCCGGAGAAACAGCCGGGCGGCGAATCGATCTTCGCGGCCTCCGACCGCAAGCAGGCGCGTATCGCCTACGACGAGGCGATGGGGATCATCCAGGCGCACCCGAAGATCGAGGGCCTGATGCGGCTGGTCGATTCGAAGAACCGCTTCGTCAACAAGAGCAGCGGCGCGTTCCTCGAGGCGATCTCGGCCGATGCCGGGACGCAGCACGGCCGCACACCGCTGTTCGCGCTCTACGATGAAATCCATGCCTGGAAGAAGCGCGAGCTGTGGGATGTGCTGCGAACCGGGCAGCGCAAGGTGCCCGGTTCCCTCGGCATCGTCATCACCACGGCCGGGCGTGGGCAGGAAAACATCGCCTACGATCTCGTCGACTACGCCCGCAAGGTCGCCCGGGGCGAGATCGACGATCCGACGTTCCTGCCGATCCTCTTCGAGACGCCGGCCGATGCGGACTGGCGCGACGAGGCGGTGTGGCACCGCGTCAATCCCGGCCTGGCTCACGGCTTCCCCGACATCGAGGGGCTGCGCGCCGCCGCGCGCGAGGCCGAGCACCGCCCCGGCGAGCGCGACGCCTTCCGCCAGTTGCATCTGAACGTCTGGCTCGACCACTCGACCGATCCGTTCGTCGACATGATGATCTACGACCAGGGTGCCGGGGCGGTGGACGACGAGGACCTGGAGGGAAGCCAAGAGCCGTGCTGGCTCGCGGTCGACCTGTCGGCCGTCAACGATCTCACGGCGATCATCGCCTGCTGGCGTGACGGAGACGACGGCTTTCAGGTGAAGCCGTGGTTCTTCTGCCCGGCGGACAATCTGCGCGGCCGCGCCGACCGCGACGGCGTGCCATATCCGCAGTGGGCCGAGGAAGGCCACATCACCGCCACGCCCGGCAACGTGATCGACTACCGCGCCGTCGAGGACCACGTGCGGGAGCTCTGCGCCCGCTTCAACGTGCGCGAGGTCGCGTTCGACCCGCACATGGGCCGCAACATGATCGCCAACCTGCAGGAGGATGGGTTCCCGGTCGTGGAGATGCGTCAGGGGTGGATCACCATGGCGCCCGCGATCCGCGAACTGGAGCGGGCGATCGTCGGCCGCCGCTTCCGCCACGGCGGGCATCCGGTGCTCCGGTGGAACTTCGACAACATCGCCGTCGAGACCGACAAGGCCGGGAACAAGTCCTTCCACAAGGGCAAGAGCACCGACCGGATCGACGGCGCGGTAGCTGCGGCGATGGCGGTGGCGCGCTGCGCGGCCGGGGACAGCAGCCGCTCCAGCTACGACGATGCCAGCGAGGACGTCGAGGAGTGGGCTTATGCATGAGGTGAGCCATGGCCGGTGAGACCGATGCCGAACGCCTGATCGTACTCCTCGAGGCGCGCATCCGCGATTTCGAGAAGAACATGCTGAAGGCGGCGGGGACCGCCGACGGCAGCTACCAGCGCATGCGCCGCGGCAGCAGGACCGCCACCGAGGCGATGGAACGCGACATGGTCAACGCCACGTCGCGGATCAACCAGGCGCTGGCGCAGGCCTCCCTGAAGATCGGCAGCTACGGCAAGGCCTTTGCCGTGGGCATTGTCGGCGGGCTCACGGCCGGCGGTGTCGAGGGCATCGTGACGCGCGTGCGCGGCCTGGTGCGCGAGGTCGCGCAGCTCGGCGACGAGGCGGCCCGGGCGGGTCTCAGCGTGCGCGCGTTCCAACAGTGGAAGGCGGTGGCCGAGACCACGCGCGTGCCGATCGACGCGCTCACCGACGCGTTCAAGGAACTGAACATCCGCGCCGACGAGTTCGTGTCGACAGGGAAGGGCAGCGCGGCCGACGCGTTCAAGCGACTCGGGATGTCGCAGCAGGATATCCGGACCCGGCTGAAGCAGCCCTCCGAGCTGATGCAGGAACTGATCGCCCGCACCCAGCGACTGAAGGACGTGGCGGCGGGCACGCGCATCTTCGACGAGCTGTTCGGCGGCACCGGCGGCGAGCGCATGGTGAAGTTCCTGCAGATGGCCGACGGCGAGATCGAGGGCATCATCCGCTCGGCCGAGGAAGCCGGCGCGATCTTCGACGAGGAGATGATCCGCAAGGCCGACGAGATGGATCGCCGCTGGTCGACGGCGTGGCGCAATTTCGAGATCGCGGCGAAGGTCGGCATCTTCAACACGGTCAGCTATCTCGACCAGCTCCGCGACAAGATGGCCGAGATCGGCAACGCCGACGTGTTCCAATGGCTGGTCGGCAAGCTCGACGCGGCAGGCATGATCGATCCGTCGCTCGCACGCGCCGGCGAGACGCAGGAGTTCGCCAGCGGCAGGGCCAACCTCATCGGGCTCGAGCGCCGCGCCAAGATCCTGGAGGACGCGATCGAGAACCAGCGCAAGCTCGGTTTCGATGCGATCGAGGCCACACAGGAGCTGGCGAAGGCCCGCGCCGAGATGGAGCAGGAGATCGCGCGCATCCTCGCCAACGCAGGCCGCGGCACGATCGGCGAAACGGGCGGGGTGACGAACCTGCCGACGATCACGATCGAGGAGGAGCAGTCGATCGACCAGGCCGCGGAGTTCATCAAGCGCTTCCGCGAGGAGCTGAAGCTCACGGCGGACCAGCGGCGCGAGATGGCGGAGACCGAGCGAATCCTTGCCGACGCCCAGCGCGAGGGCGTCGAGCTGACCCGCCTTCAGGCCAACGAGCTCGCCCGCGAAACCATCGAGCGGGACGAGGCGGAGAAGGCGGCCCGGCGCAGCGTCGAGACGCGGCAGCGGAGTGCCGACGCGACCAAGTTGGAGACCGAGGAAGAGCGGCGGTTCAACGCGGTGATCGAACTGCAGAAAGACCTCTTGTTCGAACGCGCCCAGCTTATGCGCGATCCTGTGGAGCAGCGTGTACACGCCGAGCTGCGCAGCGTCGGCGTCGACATCAATACCCAGCTCGGCCAGCGGCTCGCCACCGACATCCGGATCAACGAAGAGATCGCCCGCCAGATGGACGGCTACGAGCAGGTCAAGGACCTTCTCGGCACTATCGGGCAGGTCGCAGCCGGCATCTTCAAGGGCGCGAAGGAGTCTGTCTGGGACTGGGTTGATGCCGTGGTCGAGCCGATCTTCGATCTGCCTCCCGAAAAAATCGCCGCGATGGTCGCGGCCGCCTTTGTACAGGAGAAAGCAGCATGAGCTTCTACATGGCAACCTGCTTTGCCGACCGCGTCGAGATGCTGACGGACGGGGCGGGCTATGACGGCGACGGCGTGCTGCGCCGCCTCGAGCGCAAGGTAACGCTGGTACCCGGCCATCGCGTGGCGATCACTTCCCGCGGGCATGTCGGCTGGGGCAAGAAAATAGCCGCCGGACTCACCGAGGCGATCCTGCGCGGCGGCCTCGATGCCGCGATGCTTGTATTTGGGGCCATGCTTCCCGGCATGGCCCGGCAGATGCCGCCCGGCCAATCCTCCGATGTTTGCGTGGCCGGCTTCTCGGAGGCGGACGGGCCGATCGTCTACTATTTCCGCACCGCCGATGAACCCGGTTTCGTGGAAGGCTGGAAGCTCTACAGCACCCGGAAAACAGTCGTATGCGGTATCACTCACGAGAGAGCGGTGGGGCACATTCATGCGCCCATCGCCGCGGCCGGAACGCTGCGGGATGGTGGCGTTCGCTTGATGGAGATTATGCGCCGGGAGAAGGGCATCAATGCCGACGGTCTGACCGCGGCGGCTTACATCATCGGCGGGTTTATCGACCTGACCACGATCTCCGCGGCCGGCGTCCAGACCGAGCGCATCCACACCTGGCCGGACGACAGGATCGGCGAGAAGATCAACCCCTTCGCCGGCACCAACGTCACGTCGCTGAAAGCGACGGGCATGAACCGCCAGCAGCGCCGTGCGGCGGTGCGCGAGGCGAAAAAGCTCAGGGCGTAGGCTGTGAAGGTGAACATCCTGCACCCGCACAGCGGCCTTCCGACCGGCATCCTCGTCGAGGTCCGCAGCGACGTCCGGAACGTCACGCCGGAGAACGTCGCCGCGGTGCTGGCGGCCGAATGGCTGATCGACCAGGTGCGGGATGCCCTGCGGGAGGAACGGCGGCTCCAGGCGGGTGCTGCGGAGGGCCTGTGCGGGGCGGTGCGGCAGGCGGTGGCCGGGAACGATCCCGATATCGATGATGATGACGAGCGCCTGTGGCAGGCCTTCTGGGCGATGAACCGGGGCCGGCAGGCGGGCATGAACAGTTGGCTTCCGCTGCCCGCAGCCGAGATGAAGGCCTGCGCCGAGATGATGGGCGAATCCTTCACGCCGGGCGAGTGGCGAATCCTTGGCGCGATGGACGTCGCCTTCCTGGATGCCTCCACAGGCGAGGGGAAGGCAGCGCCGACGCAGGACATAACGCCGTCGGCGTTCGACGCGGTGTTCGGATGAGCAGGCGACGCAGGCAGCGAGACGAGGTTGTGGCGAGTTTCGGGCCGGGGGCCTTCAGCGGCTACTCGGATTTTCGCTATGGGCAATCGCGTCCTATCAGGCTGGCGCCCGTGGGTCCGATCCTATCGGACAAGAAGCGCCAGCACGTCATCAACAGGGTGATGGACCGGCTACGCGACTGGCGGTTTTCTCCGTTCGAGCACGAGGCGCCGATGGTCCAGGGTCTGCGCTCCGCATTCTGCGAGAAGGGGGAGCCATGGTCGCGAGCTGACCGTGAGGCAGCGGAACTTGTCGCCCAGGCCGAGAGCCTGCTGGGCCTGAAACGGCCGACGTGGGAACAGGGCCAGCGCGAGTGGACGGACTCGCCCGACCACTGCTCGTGGTGTCAGGGGCCGATGGAGCAGCCGGAAGCCGAGCGTTTCGAACGTGTCCGCCGCTTTTGCTCTGCGGATTGTGCGCGGCAGGCGGTGGCGCACCGCACGTGGCGGCCCGAAAATTATCGAGGTGCGGTGTATCGCGAGGCGATCCGCATCATCAGCAAGGACAGGGCACCGACCAAGAACTGCCCGCAGTGCGGCAACACGTTTCGCAGCGATCGGCCGGAACAGGTCTATTGCACCCTGGAATGCAAGATCGCCTCGCAGAGGGTGCTCCCGGATATTCAGTGCGCGGAATGCGAACGGACCTTCCGACCGCGTACAAGCCGCCAAAAATGCTGCTCGAAGGTGTGCGACGGACGCCTGAAGGCCCGGCTGGAGCGCGAACGCCTCGCCGACGAAACGCGGCTCTGCCAGCACTGCGGCGAGCCGTTCACGCCAGCGACCGAGCACCAGATCTACTGCTCCGACCGATGCTCGCACGATGTCGCCAGCAAGGCCTGGCACAGGAGGAACTACGCTCCCGCCGAGCACCACCTTACGTGCCATTGGTGCGGCGGTGCCTATGTCTCGAAGATGCCGTGGTCGACCACCTGCAGCAAAGCCTGCCGGCAGAAGGTCAATTCGCTGACCAGCCGGAAAGAGCCCAAGTCGCTGGCATGGCAGCTGAAGCGGACGCTCAAGCCTGAGGTCGTGGACTACGTGCTCAGGGCGAGCGGCGCGCGGATCACCTGCGAAGCGGCTTAGCCGATCATTCCCCTGGTTTCGTACACCGAGGGCTGGAGGCTCTCCTCATCCTTGATCGCACGGTCGACGGCTTCGATCTGCTCCTGAAGAATCTTAATCTCTGCGCCGCGCAGCCCGCCTTCACCGTTGTGCTCGCGAAGAGACAGACCAACCGCCACTACCTTGCGCCGTTCTTCCACGAGCATCGCTCGCATGATCTTCAGATTGTTGATCCCCAACGGATAGGGATCATCATCACCCGATATCTCTACTTCTCCAGCCATATGTTCCTCCTTGATGCTAATCAGTTGACCCTGCCGCAAGGTGAGGGCGCGCGCAAGCGGCCTGCCTTGGCCACGTCGGGCGGCGCTACTCGGCAGGCTCCCATTCGATCCGGAGCCGGCCGCCGAGCACCTGCAGCGCCTTGGCGAGATGGCGCTGGGCCATAGGGTAGCGCCGGTCCCCGAAACCTTGGAAGTACTGACCTGTGCCGCAGGCGGCGTCGAGCTCGACCAGCGTAAAGTTGAGCTGGTGGGCGCGCCGGCGGATTGAATCCTTCAGATCGTCGCCGGTGGGTTTGAGGGGGCGGCGAGAGAACCGCACGCCTGCATAGTTCATCCGGTTCTGGACCTGCATCCACTCCATGCCGAGCGCGCGCGCGATCTCGCGGACGGGCGTTTGCGCCCTCACCATGCGGCGTAGCTTCGTGTCCTCCTCGGCGGTCCAGACGTGCAGCTTCTTGCGGATGCCGAGCCTTGCGGCGGTGTTGATGACGGCCGCGACGCTGCGGTGAGGCAAAGCCTGCCTGATTGCGTCGACGTCGGGCCAGCGCCCTCGGACGATGTCGTATTCATCCGCGGTCCACAGCGGATGCATGGGCCGCGGTTCGCGAGGTTGTCGACCTGCTACGGCTCTATCAGCTTGAGCGAGGTCAGGGGGAACACGCCGTTTTCCTTCTTCCATGGCGCCTTGTCCTGAACGAACCAGTCGCACCAGGCGCTCAGCCGCTCCTCGAATTGTGCCTGGCCAACCTCGGAAACCGTCATGCGCGGCCCTCCGGACTTCAGCTGAACGACGCTTCCTGCTTTGATCTCGTCCATGAGCATATCCTCCGTAGCGCGGAGCTTGACGCAAGGTGAGGGCGCGCGCAAGCGTCTGCCCTTGCGGGCAGTGCTTGACGATTTAAGCGAACAGTTGCAGCGTGTCCGGTGGGTGTGAGAACCCGGACTAGGACTGTGCCCGATAGACCTTTGACGAGGTCGTTCCCCTTTGGCGAGGGGAGCGGGCGAGAGTGCCGATTTCGGCACAACGGACGCGCTTGGCGGCGCGGCTCCGATCCCGACCTTTATGGCCGGGGGCGGACGTGCTGTCCAGAGGGGAGACCCTTAAAAGCGTTCCGACCTGTCGTCCTGGCAGGTTCTCACCCCCCGGCTCCGGGCCGTCCCCGGATCGGCTGTGAGAGGCCAATTCAGGACATGACCATGACTATCACCAACATATCGAGGCGCGCCGTGGTGCGGGCGCTCGCCGCCATATCGGCAACCGGAGGCGCAGGAGTAGCGCTTGCAGCGCCGTCCGCACTCGACCGTGTACACGGCGGACGGTGGGAGCCTCAGGGCGGGGCGGCATCATCGGAACTGGATAGCGACCAGTTCGAAACCTTGAACGATCTGCTTGCGAAATTCGTCGCCGTGCTCGCTGCCGGGACCGAACGGGAGAACGCTGCGATCGCGGCCTACACCCAGCCCGAGCCGCCAGCGGAACTGCTGGTCACGCGGTATCGTGACAAGCGGACGCGGCCCAATCTGGCCAGCTGCTGGTTGAACGGAGAGGTCGAACGCGGCATCGACGACTATCCGCTGGTTCGCAGCTTTCCGCAGCAGACGCGCTACATCGCGTCGGCCTGGGAGATCGGCCAGCAGATCGCAAACCCGAGATCGCCCTTTGTTGTGGATCGGCTTGATGAGTTTCGGAGGCTGCATGGGGTGGCGACCCGATACGAGGCCGAGCTTGAGCAGGCGCGAATCTCATGCGGCTACCGCGAGGCATCGGAAATAGCCAGCAAGGCCGCGTCGGCGGTCTACGAAACGGCCGAGGCGATCATCGCCGAGACGCCCTCGACGGCACGACATGCCGTCATCGTCTGTGCCGCCATGCTCGCCCGCCACAACGTGATGCGAAGGCATCGCGGCCATTGGTTGACCGCGGAGAACGTGCGTTCGCTGGCGGCGATCTCTGAGCTTGCCGAGCCCCGCCCACGCGCCGCGTAG